AACAGTGGGGGCGGCGCCGGCCTCCGCTACGTCCACGCGTACGGCGCTCCTTCCGATGGCGGTTGGAATTACGGCGGCGGGCTTTATTTTCTCCAGTAGGGGGTTGAATTGCGCGTAGCGCAAGAAGGGGGCCGAGGCCCCCTTCAATTCCATAGGCGCGTAAGCGCCCGCGCCAAATTTAAGAAATGGCTATAACGAAATTCGTTATAATCTAACGATGCAACGCCAGAGTAACAATACCTGAGTAGCATTAGCAGAAGATTGGGATTGCGATGTGCGGTTTTAGCCGTCTTGTTGTCGGCGCGAACCTCGTGAATACTCCCGTGGTTCGTTCGGTGCGTCGCGGTGGCAACCTGAACAATGGTGGCAACGCCGGCCTCCGCTACGTCAACGCGAACAACGCTCCTTCCAATGGCAGTTGGAATTACGGCGGCGGGCTTAGACCTCACCAGTCCCGGCACAACCGCTGATGCGATACTTGTGCTGGACAATAGTCGATATTTTTCAGCTTTGCACATCCTTTTCCAAGGTTCATGCCGAACCAAAATTCATCCGACTGGAACGACCTAGTAGGTTTCTCGAAAAGCCGTGAGGATAAAAAGATGAAGCGCATTGGGAATCTTTGGGAAAAGTTGATCTCGTTGGAGAATGCCGTATCAGCAATCGAAAATGGGACCATAAATAAGCGCACCGACCAAGTCGTTCGGAGAAAGTTGTGCTATTGTGACCATGATCCCAAGCATTTGGGGCAGCTTGATCCCATAAAGGTCAATCTTTACGCGAAAAAGCTTATAGGCATTTTAACGAGTGGGTGGGTGCACCAGGCGTTTCGGCAGAAAATGATTACCCCACCAAGAAGCAAGAAGCGAAACATCAATTGTCCCACTTTAACGGATCATCTTATTCATTGGATGATCATACAAACAATCAAGCCGTGCATCATGCGCGGCATGTATGACCATACCTATGGCAGCATTCCGGGCCGTGGAATCGACGCAGCGCGCGCGACAGTCGAACGCTGGATTCAGCACGACAAATCGGCGAAGTACTTTGTAAAGCTAGACATCAGGAAGTTTTACGACAATATCAACCAAGAATTGCTATTTGCTGCCTATCAAAGAATTATCAAAGACAAGCGAGTGCTGGATGTTCTTCATACTCTGATTTTTGCAACGCCATCGGGCGTTCCAATTGGCGCTTATCCAAGTCAATGGAACGGGAATTTCTACCTTCAACCATTGGATCACTTTATTGTTCAAAACTTGTACAAGCTTCGCAGAGGAAAACGCACGAACTTTGTAAAGCATTATCTGCGATACATGGATGATATGCTTTTGATAGGCAGCAGCAAAAGGGATTTGGAAAAGGCTGTGCGCGAAGTTATAAGATTCTGCGCAAGTGAGCTTAAGATTGAAATTAAGTCATGTTGGGAGATACGACAAATCGCACCAGCTAAAGTCGATTCGGATGGCAAAAAGATTTCGATGCCACATGTCTCACCAGTCGATATTTGTGGGTACCGTTTCTTCAAAGACCATACCGAAGTAAGGGGAAGCATTTTCCTTCACGCATCGCGAATGGCAACAAGAATCGCGAAACGACTTTCGGAACAAAACTGCATAATGCTTGTTGAAGCAGAAGGACTGGTAAGTTTGTGTGGGTGGTTTTCCCATGCGGATAGTGAGTATTTTCTCAAGCACTATATCAACGAAAGGGTAAACGTAAACTTTTTAAGGGAGGTAATTTCGTATGCGAGTAAGAACGGAATTGTCGGAGATGCCGCCCGCATTTACTGTAGTCAGGACAGGAGAGATGGCGGATATCACATTCTATTCGGATATTCAGGCGGACGCGCGAGGAGAAGAGATAGTCTACTCCGCGACCGCATGGACGGCAACATTCCCTTGGGCTTCTACGTTGCAAACAAGGATTGAGGAAAGCACCGAGGTATGGCGCGCGAAGGTCGAAGAAAAATGCACGAATGAGGCCGCGGAGAGAATACGCTCGATTCGCGATGCGCTATTGCGCGCGAGTGATGCATCAGTCGCTCTTGATCGCCTTGGCCTAGAAGTTCCTACGGGGAGCGCCTTTGCATCATGGCTTTCCTTTCTTACGCAACTGGGGAATGCCTTAATGGGACAATGGGCTATCTATCGCCAGAGGCTGCGTGATATTCCGCAGCAAGAGGGATTCCCATTCAATGTTGTTTGGCCGACGAAACCTGACGAATAAGGGGGGAGAGAATGACCTATTTGCGTGTAATCGAGCGCCTCGAAGAAATGCTACACATGGCATTAGAGATAATCGACGAACAAGCCGCACTATTGAATCAGCATGGCATTGCAACCGACGATGGCAAGTTAGAAGAAGCCGAGCGTCAATTCCGCTCTGACATGGAGAAGTGGTGTTGACTATCGAATGTTTGCACGTCAGCAAATCGCTGGCGTGCTTTTCATTTGAAAAAGTGGTGACAACATGATTAGCCTATGGCATCTAGTGTGGATCGTCCCAGTATGCGTTTTTGCTGGATTGTTACTTGCTGCGCTTTTGCGCAGTAACGACCGATAGGAGGGAAAAACATGGCAACGGTATACATTGGTGGCGCGAGCATAGACGAGCGCGGCAAGGCGAGCGGCGGGCAGGCCGGGAACCAGACGGGACGGGAACTGCGCAAACAGGCATACTACGACCATACCAAGGGTTGGTATGTTTTTCGAGCGCGGAATCCTCTCGTGCGTGAAGACATCGCCGTAGCAATGGAGAACTCCATTGCCAACCGCAACATCGGCTATGACCAGTTGCAAAACCAGACTTTGTGGAACCAGATCAAGAGTAAGGGGTATGACCCCACGCGGGCTACTACGCCCTGCGAAACGGACTGCGCGCGGTTGGTGCGTGTGTGCGTGGCCTACGGCTTCGATCAAAATGGCCTTGATGCAAGCACTGTGCCGGATTGGTATACGGGCACGTTGCCCAAACTCATTATGGGGCTGGGTGAGTTTGTCAAGTATACGGACAATAAGCACTGCAAGGGCGGGCGCTCCTTGGCGCGTGGCGACATCCTCTGCACGCGCAGCAAAGGGCATACGGTGGTCGCACTGAACAACGGAGATCTCTTTGACGGCACGGTAGAACCGGAGGATATACCGCTGGGCAGCCGCATCCTGCGCGATGGCGACGAGGGTACAGACGTTGAGGCCCTGCAAATCCGTCTCGACGCGGCAGGCTATGACCCCGGGGAGATCGACGGTATCTTCGGCCCCAATACGGAGGCGGCAGTGCGCGCCTTGCAGAAGGACGCAGGCATCCTCGTGGACGGCGAGTTCGGCCCGGACAGCTACGCGGCGCTGCTGGCATTGGAAGTGGACGACGATGCGCCCGAAGCGGAGGACAGGCCCGCGACCGGCAACGTGCTCATCTCCGGCGGGGACGCCTATCTGCGCACTGGCCCCGGCAAGAATTATCCAAAGGCGGGTGTGGCCGAGAATGGTGACCGTTTCACTTATGCCAACGAAGATGAGTGGGTGCCTGTACTCGTTGGCGGGCGCATCCTCTGGGTAAGCGGCAAATATGCGAAGGTGGAGGGATGACAATGAGCGACACAATAATCGTAGCGCTGATCACCGGCGCAGTATCGCTGCTGGGCAGCGCTGCAAGCATGGTGGTCAGTGCGAAAAAAGCCAAGCAGCAGGCATCGTTGACGCTTTACCGCATTGACGAACTGGAAGAAAAGGTTTCCAAGCACAACAACTTTATCGAACGTACTTATAAACTCGAAGGCAGGATGCAGGAAGCCGAGCATGACATCCGCGATCTGAAGAATAGGAGGGACTGAAGAATGAAGAACATTGGAACGAAACTGTTTGTTGCGCTGCTGATCATCGCCGTCATTATTTCCTTCGCTGCGGTAGCACTGGCGGAGAGCGTACCAGCTTCTGGCGGGTTCCAAATCAATCTTACCGGCGTTATCGTTTCGCTGCTTGTGCTGCTGTTTAACGTGCTGTTGGCGTGGATCGCAAAGGTAGTCGTTCCTCCCCTGAAGGAGTGGCTTGCAGCGAAAACCACAACTGAGCAGCGCGGGCTTATGTACACATTTGTCAAGGAACTTGTAGCGGCGGCAGAGCAGACTATTGTGGGTGCGGGCCTTGGCAGCGAGAAAATGCAGTACGTTATTGATGGCCTGAAAGCCAAAGGAATCACTGTTGATATAGATATGATCGAAGCTGCGGTTAAGGAAATGAACGACGCCGCCGAGGAAAGGCTTGCTTCTATTTTCGGATTCGAGCAGGAGGATAACGACGAAGCCAATAATACCTCAGAAAGCGAAGAAACTCAATAATAAGACAGTCCCCCGACCATCGATGCAGATGGCCGGGGGATATTCGTCGTTTTGGGCGTTGCAACGGGCTTTACGGCTCTCCTTGGGGACTACGCTTATTCCTGCCTGGTTTGTTGTTCATCGGCTTAAATGGGCCTTTCCGCTGATTTTTGAACGCTTGTATGCGTTTTTCATTTCTGCGGTTTGCATCCTGTATCAGCAGAAGTTTCGTCCTTATTCTCACGTTCTACCTCCCGTTAGAATACATCATCCTCGATGATACCAACATCCCAGATTACGATGGTTGCTGGTGCTTCCTTTGCGATGATGGCCTCGCGCGCGGTAAGCAGCGCTTCGTCAATAGTTGCAGCTTCTACTATCAAGTCATCTTCTCGAATGCCGAGAGAGGTTTTTGTGGAGTAATCGACCTTCCAATGCTTCATGACTATTTCTCCTTTCCTCATTCCAACATCAGGATTTCTCCGAGTGTCAATTTTTGGATTTCAGTTTCCGACAGGCACTCTAAGCAAATTTCACCGTCCACGCTCACAGAGTATCCGTCTAAATCCGGACCGATGATGCAGATGTTCACGCCCATTCCTCCTCGCAGTCATCGTCATCATAGGAGTCATCCACATCTTCAAATTTATCGAAGTAGCTGAACATATCATCCGTGGGCTCTTCGCACAACTCGGGGTGGGCATTGACATAATCTGCAACCTTGCCCACCAAGACGTCGAGGCCTGTGCGGTAATCGTTCTCACTGGCCATGCCCCATAAGGCAGCGGTCAAGTCGGAGATCTCCCTTGGTGCTTTTTGAATCAAGAAGCGGGCGGCAGCATTGCAGGTTTCTTTTCCGTAGCCGATGCCGATCTGGTCGCCATCATTGACGAAACGATATCCAATGCGCGCAGCAGCTCGCACCATCTCACCGGCAAGGGAATCACATTTTCCGCTGGAGGGAACCAGGTCACCAAAGAGCGCGTTTATCTTTTTGATATTCGGGGTCATTGTTAATCCTTTCTGCTGGGATACAATGCCTCCCAGCGCGGCATGGTTGGTTACTTGACAATGTAGCGTCTACTGCGTTTTCTCAAACGTTCTTCCTCCTTGGTTGGCATATAGGTGATTTCCAAGTCGATAATTTCATCGCCGAAGATTTCAGTCATGACCCTGGCTGCATCCCTCCAAGATGCGGCCAAGAAGTCTTTAGCCATGAGAAAGGTTGCAAAGCAGTTAGTACTCTGCTTGAAGCCCAGATACTTGATCTCGGTTGGTTTGATGTGAAGCCTGATTTCGTAATGCTTCATTTTCGTTTCCTCCCGTTCAATGCTGATGCCCTCGTGACCTCTGGGGCGGGTGGCTGAGCTACTCCCTGAATCCAAGAATCTGGTACAAATTCCCATTTTCCTCCAACTTATCAAGAAACTTGATAAGCGCGTTCTCGGTCTTGAAAACCTTGGACTTCGTCACGAGGTGGTTCTGCCTGTTTATTTCAATCCACTTTGCTTCGAACATGTTATTCTCCTTATTGCTCTCGCGGTCATCATGCGGATTCGCTGTCGTCCCTCGGTGCGCTGTTCTCAATTCACAAACGGAATCAGATTGCCATCTACCATCTCGTAGGCTCTAGCCACATTTGCGGTAACGTTGAAGCGGATGTAGTTCCAATCCCATGCAGCGAATCTCGGTTGGCGGCTCTTCTGCCCGATCTGGCGCAGCCGGTTGTGACGATTGATCTCGTACACCGGCACCCAGCGAACGATGCTGATGCTCTCACGCACGAATCCAAACTCTTTGGCTATCATGTCAGCCGCTTCATCGTCAGTCATCTCATCCGCGACATCGCTGTTGGCAAGTTGGTCGTACTTCGCGTCCGAGCAGTTATGCTTGTCTTCGTAAGGTTTCCATTCCTGCTCCTTCTCAAGTTCGGCCTCTAGCTTGGCGATTTGCTTCTTCATCTCGGCGTTATCGGCCATCATGCTTTTCTCGATGTCCAACATCGTGGCTCGAAGCTGCTTGATTTTCTCGGCGCGGGCCTTGCAGATGCCCTCGACGCCCACAGTCTCCAGCCAGTGCTTGCAAAAAGCATTCTTGTCACCATCGAAGCCGTAGTACGCTTCTTCGATCTCGGCGTACTCATCTGCCATCGGTTCAAAGCCGGTGCGTTCGATAAATTCACTTAGCATCATGGTTTCGTCCTCCATCATCTCTTGAAATCCTGCCGATAATCTGTTATCATGGAGGGGACGGAGCGGCGGCAGGTCTACCGCCCGTCCCCTTCGGGGTCAGGTGTCGCTTTCGGTCTTGGCGGGCTGGGCGGCACCTTTGTCGATGCTGTTCTGGATTCTCACCAGTTGTTCGTCGAGGTCGTGCTTGCTATTCGTTAGGTCGTTGATAATCCGTATCGCTTCCAGCAGGGCCCTCAGTTGTCCGTTGGTCATTCCCAAGTGTTTCATCCTCTCTGTTCTACCTGCCTTTCTGTCGTCGGTTTTCCCTTTCGACGTATATATAATAACACAAAATGAGTTATAAATCAAGCGCAATAGAGTATTTTAATATACAATTTACATGACAAAATAGACGAAATGTGTTATTATCATTGGGAAGGGAGGCGACGACTTGACATCGGATAAAGTGAAGGCGTTGCTGCGGTGCGTCGGGAAAAAACAGACTGAACTGGCAGCCTATCTCGGTATGCGGCCGCAGAACCTAGCAACAAAGATGATGAGAGACAGTTGGCACGCTGATGATTTGATCAAAGTCGCAGACTTCACCGGCGCCAAAGTGGGCTTCTTCCTGCCAGATGGCACATCCATCTTTCTGGACACAGCAGAAAAAGAAGGTGGGGGAGATAACGAAAGGCACGACTGAGCGTCGTGCCTTTGTCACTTCTCCAATCTGCGATTTCCGGCTCTGGTCTTCATGATGCGGGGCGCGTCGTTTGGCACGCGAACAATGAGATCGCTTAGTTTGCAGTCAAGCGCCTCGCACATAAGATCTAGGTGGTCGAGATTGATGCGTTCGGCAATTTCATGGTAGTATTCATTGATTGTTGACGGTCGGATTCCAGTCATTCTTGCGAGGTCTGCCTGCGTCCACTTACGCTCGCCAAGGCGCGTGGACAGTAAAATCCTAATCATAGCGTTGCCCCTTTAGGAAGATTTTACCATCCTTGAGGATACTGCGCATAAATTTGTTAGATTATAACCGATTCAGTTATAAAAAAGGACGGCAGGGTAATCCCTAGCCGTCCTTATCGAAATATAAAACTAATACGAACGCCCGTCCAACCATGCTGATTGTTGCAGGAGTTCGTATTAGCACATTGTGGTACACCCCTGCGGGGTCAATACGAACACTTTCAGCCAGATTATCGCTCATGCTTGGAAGAGGAAAGTCAACACTAGAGCCATCTTCGGAAAAGTCGAATATGATTTTCAGGTGGTCATCATAAAGATATACGCTGCGCAGAAAATGTTGAATCAGCTTTTTCTGATACGATATATCGCTGATTTCTCCATCCTTGAATTTCTGTAGCCAGAAAACAATTTGCTCTCGCGTGACGTCTGGAACGATACGCTTTTCTGCCAAAATTTGGGCTTCCAATTCCGACTGCTCACCTTCAAGCTCTTTCAGACGTTCATTTACCGTGACGCTGAAAACGCCCGCTTCAATGGCCTTGAGTATATTCTGCGACGCGGTTTTGGATTCCTGCAAGCGACGCTCCAAGTATTTAAGGTCAGAGTTTTCTTCGGCGACTCGCTTATATTTCATCACCATATCAGCGATCCAATCTATCACATCTGGTCTAAATACATATTCGTGCAGAGCGGACACGACCAAAGTCTCGATCCACTCTTTTCTGACTGGACGCTTGGTGCATGTTTTCGATACTGCTTGATTATTGCAACGATAGTAATAGTACATCTCGCCGGTCTTGCTTGTGCCAGATGTTCCAACCATGGCGGTTTCGCAGTGTCCGCAAAATAGCTTCCCAGTAAGTAAATACGACACATCTGGCCTACGGCGTCTGGCCTTTACGATTGTTTTCATGGCTTCTACTCTCCTTTGGGCGCGGTCAAACAGATCGCGGTCAATGATCTTCGGGACGCCACCCACAATACGGATATCGCTGTAAATGTACACTCCAGTATAGCGTTCATTGTTCAAGATGTTATGGAAGGAGTTTTTACCCCAAGGCTTGCCGGCACCCGTTAGAATCCTTCGCTTATTCAGGTCATCGGCAATGGACGCCTGGATTTCCCCATTTGCGATTCGTTCAAATATTTCTCGAACGATAGCGGCTTTTTCGGTGTCGATTTCAAAAGCACCATCGCTGCCTTTTTTGTATCCGTATGGTAGAGCGCCATTGACTCGGCACTGCTGTGCGTTATCCAGCATTCCACGAGTAACATCTTCGGACAGGTTCTCGGAGAAGAACTGGTTGAGGTTCATCATCGTCCGCAGGGCAAATCGCCCCGCAGCGTTGTCGCCAAATTCCTCTTTTACATATATGACAGATACGCCGCTTCGGGACAGCTTTTCCTCGTATGCAAGAGCGTGCAGCATGTTTCGCGCGATACGATTGGATTTGTATGCGATGACGATTTGAAATTCACCTTTCTCCGCATGGCGCATCATTTTTTGAAACTCCGGGCGACGATCAGAACGACCACTTACAGCCCGATCAGCATACACAGAAGCTATCTTTATACCCTTATTGGCAGCATACTCTTTGCAGACCTCGATCTGCTGTTCTATGCTGGCATCATTCTGCGCATGCGACGAATAACGCGCGTAAACGGCGGCAATAGGCGAAGCGCTGTCGCAAATATGCTTATTCGAGGCCATATATTATCAGTCACCTTATCTACGAGTTTTCAGCAGCTTTTTAACTACAACGGCTAACTTACCTGATGCCAAGACAAAGAAAATGCCAAAAACGAATGCTATTATCGACCAAACAACCAAGTCTCCATAAGTGCCCAAGCCTATAAAGCCAATAATAGCGCCAATGACATAAGTGATTCCGGCGATGAAAGTAGGCAGAGCTTTGTTCCTCCCGACAATCCCTGTGACGCCTGCGGCTATCATCAGGATGGCGAGAATGGTCCCGGCGCTGCCAGAGAAATCAGAGGAATTGCCACCCAAGGCATTAACGACTGCCACTAGGCGAATTTGGTTGAACATGTATAGGGCGATCACAAAAGACAGAATGCAGACGACCAACCGCGCCACAGAGAAGCGAACAGAGTCAGCGACGGGCTGATGCTGGCTTGCCGCTGGCTTTGGGTTTTGCGACGCCTGCTGCGGTGGCCTTCGGTAGTATACCGCGCCGCACCGGGGACAATGGGTAGCGCCATTCTGTTCGTACCGTATGGGGTCAAATTGCGTGCCGCAACGCTTGCAAGTCATCTTCTCAACCTCCTATATCTGTTCCTATATCGTAGTTCGTTATAATATATCGCGGTTGAAATATAGCTGTAATAATTTGGTAATATAAACAAATAGATATAAGCAGGAGGGATTGACCATGAAAAACCAGGGTGAAATTGGTATTGCACTGCAACTGTTCGATTGCCTTACTCCTGACGAGCGTCGCCTGATCCTTGACCTGATAAAAGAGCTTTCATCAAATCAAGAATCCTCTGGCGATTCTCGGGATTTAAGCAAGAGAATAACTTAGCAAACTCTTCCCGCTCTGCATTTAGCGCTGGGGCGGGTTTTTCATCGAAAGTCGTATCACTTGAAGAATCAGCATCGGTCGAGCGCAAATCAACAGGCTCTTGCGCGTCAAGGAAATAAAACGGGTCTACATCCAGAGACGCAGCCAATTTATGAATTATCACAGGATCAATCTTCTGTGTCCCTCTCCTTATAAACGAATACAGCGTATTGCGGTTTATGCCCGTCATCTGCGCCAGCCGAGATACACTAATTCCTTTTTCATCAATTAACAATTTTAGTTTCTCACCAAAATCCATAAAAATCACATCCTCAAGTCTATTCTACATTACGCCCGTGCGTTTGTCAACAAATTTTTGTGCAAATGCAAGAATGATATTGACAAGTTGTGCAAATGCAAATATAATTTATAATAGATTGTGCAAACGCACAACGAAAGGGGGTGTCAAACAATGCGGACGAATTTGATTGGAGAGATGGCGAAGCGCGGAATTTCCATCAATGACGTTGCTGAACTGCTCGGCATTCACAGAAATAGCGTCTCCAACAAGCTGTATGGCAAATCTGCCTTTACGCTTGATGAAGCGATTGCGGTTTACGACCGGTATTTTTCGGATTTGAATTTCCGAGTCCTGTTCACGCCGACAAAGGTGGATTGAGGATTAAAGCATCGCAATGGCGATTTTGAAACGAGAGGGGTGAGTGCTGGTGCCAGTCGGCGGCTTTCCTAGGGTCGATGTGACTTCGATACCAAAGCCTGTATGCGATGACTTTTCCAAGACGATCCTTGCTTGCGTCCGCAGCTTCTTTCAGACAGAAGGCGTTATGGCGGAATATGAAAAGTGGCTTTCGGACTATCAAGCAAAACAAAATGAAAGGATGGTGCGATGAGCATGAAAGAGAAAGCGGCCGTGCTGAGCCACCAAACACGACCGCAGGAAGCAAGTCCCACGACCATTGTACATCCCGCGAAGGAGGAAGTCAAGAACGAGTTGCGCCGTCTGCGCCTCAAGTACGATATTCCAGTCAAGGACATGGTTGAGGTAGTTCGCAACCTCTACCCGAAGTACGACAAGGTTATCCAGAGCAAATGTGAACATGGTGAGGACTATGGAATCCAGTTACGGAAAGACGCCATGGATGCATTGCTGGTCAAATACGAGCCGTCGCTGGCAAAGCCCCGCAAAAAAGAGCAACGAACCAAAGGATATCGAGTTCAGTGCCGATTGAGTCTTGAACGATACATACAGTTTCAGCGTTCAGTTCGCGCAGCAAATACCTCGATACAATCCGTACTCGAAACAGCAGTTGTCAACTTTATCAATCAGAACCAAAGGGAGGATTCACATGATCAGACAGCCCAGTGATGTTCAGACCAAAGCGAAGAAAATTCGCATGCTGATTGCCGGCTATCCTGGCATCGGCAAAACAACGCTTGGACTTTCGGCGCCGCGCGCACTCCACATCGACATCGATGCCGGCATAGACCGCATTGAGCCGAGATACCGCAGGCCGTACATCCAGCCCAAGACGTATCAGGAAGTATTGGATGACCTTGTTCCCGAGAACCTCGTCGATTTTGACACACTGGTTTTCGATACGGGCGGCAAATTGCTCGACCTGATGAAGCCGTGGGCAATCAAGAACGACCCGAAAAATGGCAAACGGGATGGTTCCCTTTCGTTGCAGGGCTATGGAGCGGTAGGGCGCGAGTTTACCAGGCTGATGGATTATTGCCACTATACGCTGGATAAGCATTTCGTGGTTTTGTTCCACGCAGTAGAGGATAAGGATGGAGAAAACACTCGTCTCCGTCTGATGATAGAAGGTGGAACAAAGAATACGGTCTGGATTCCGATGGATTTGGGAGGCTTCCTCGAAATGCAGGGGAATGACCGAACGTTGGGATTGTCCAACTGCGAACGGTATTTCGCCAAGGGGACTCGCGGAATCAATGGAATACTCAAAATTCCAGAACTTCACGACGGAGATCCTAACAACTATCTTACTCGTCTGTTTGAGAGATACGCTCAAAAGGAAGAAGCTGACGCCAAGTTGCTTGCTGCAGATCAGGAAGCCTATGAGGCGGCGATGAAACGAGGGAACGAGATCATTCACGCTGTTTCGGATGCGGATTCCGCAAATCTGAACATGAACCTTTTCAAGAAAATCCAGCACTCGCTGTCCAGCGAGAGGGAACTCAAAGTTGCATGGAATCGCAGGATAAAAGACCTTGGCATCGTGTTTTCCGTAGAAAAGGGCTGCTACATCAACGCCGAAGGGGGAGACGCGCATGAATAGACGCAGTGATCAGTTTGACCCGAAGAAAGCGGCCAAAGCACAAATAGCATACTGCGAACGCGAAGAAGTTCCGATGTTTGCCCCTAGCGATGGTCAATGTTTTCGCTGCGGCCGAAACATCTACTTGCCCACCAACGGCCAGAGCGGACGGATTTGCGGCATTACTGTTGAACAGGCAGGCAAAACCCTCATAACTGGTTGTCCGCATTGTTGCTACAGCTTCGTTGAGTGAGGTGATTGTATGCGCTATCTTATTACGCATAGCCTACTTTCGTCCTGGCTGTTTATGCTCGACGACCGGTTTCCCTCAGATACACGGAATCCTTTGGACGAATTTCTTACGGTTCTCCGGCGCGAACCGACTCCGACTAGCGAAGCGGCACAAAAAGGTATTGATTTTGAGAACTTGGTTACTTCAATTGTCTGCGGCCAAAATACACAGCCATGCGAGATACTCGACGTGGAATTGAATGCCTCGGTCATCGCGAGCATGCCCATCACGCAGCACCCATGGTATAAGCCAGCATCAGAAATCGCGAAAGTCATCAAAGGAGGAGCCTTACAGTGTACAGCCAGACGAAATCTGCAAGTCGATGGTGTTGATTTCATGGCGTATGGACGGCTAGACGCCCTAAAGGGAGGAACTATTTTCGACATCAAGTTTACTGGGCATTATGACGTCGGAAAGTACTTTGGTAGCACGCAGCATCCAATGTACATGTTCCTCGTACCAGAGGCAATGAGTTTCGCCTATCTCGTCAGTAATGGTTCAAACGTATGGATTGAATCTTATCGGCGCGATGAAACGCGGGACATTGCAACCATCGTATCGCAGTTCCTGTCATGGCTGCGCGAGAACGATTATGATCAGCTCTATTTTGAGCGATGGTGCGCACGATGAAGGGTAGATTGCTTGATCTGGCGGTTGGTCTTGATGGGAAGCAGCGCATCACAGTAGCAGTTGAGGGAGACATGCGCGAAACCTATGACGCGCTGCACGAATCGGATATTTCCATCGAGATTAAGAAATACCGCGTTAAGCGCAGTTTGGATGCAAATGCGTATTGCTGGGTTTTGATCGACAAGCTGGCAACCGTGCTGCAAATGCCGAAGGCCGAGATATACCAGACGTGTATCCGCAGTATAGGCGGCGTCTCCGAGGTTGTCTGCGTAAAAGATGATGCGGTTGAGCGCCTGATAGATGGATGGCACCACAACGGCCTCGGATGGATCACTGATACCATGCCCAGCAAGATTCCTGGCTGCACCAACGTCGTTTTGTACTACGGCTCCAGCACGTACGACACGAAGCAAATGGCATCGTTGATTGACGCGGTCGTAGAGGCTTGCAAATCAGTAGATATCGACGTTGCCACACCGGACGAGATAGCGAAGTACAAGGAGGAATGGATGGCGTGAACGTCATTTGTGACTACTGCGGCAAACCTGCGCAGTTTGTCGATAGCGCGTTGGTATATCATGGCCACAGCTACGGCATGGTGTACTACTGCCCAGACTGCCAGGCATGGGTCGGCGTCCATAAAGGAACTGATCGCCCACTAGGCAGACTAGCAGACGCGGAACTCCGCCGCTGGAAAAGGATAGCACACATGAATTTTGACCGCATCTGGCGCAATAATCGCCGCATGTCTCGCAAAAAAGCATACGAGTGGCTGTCTAGCCAGATGGGACTCCCTGCGGAAGAGACACATATCGGCATGTTTGACGTAGGACGCTGCAAAGAGGTTATCGCGCTTTGCAAGAAAAGACTGGGGGAGACAAGCAATGCATAGCAAAAAACGCTACAATGGCCGTTGCAACGCCGTAAATGGCAGTTCCGCATCTAAGATTGAACGACAGTATGTAATGGTGCCCATTGATGAATACAGGGTACTGTGCTTGGAATCAGTTTGCAACACTATTCTGCGCAGGGTGCTTTCTGCAGAAACCTCCAATTATGTCGATGGAAGCATACTGAAAACGATTCTTGGTATTCAGTCTATCGGAGAGGAATGAGGAGATGAACAAGGTAGTTCTCGTTGGCAATTTGGCGCGTGATCCTGAATTGCGCACCACGCAAAGCGGCATCGCATGCTGTTCATTCACCGTGGCGTGTAATCGTCGTTACGTGAACCAACAGGGTACGCGCGAAGCGGACTTCATCAACTGTGTAGCATGGAGGCAGACGGCTGAATTTGTGAACAAGTACTTTATCAAGGGAAACAAAATCGGCCTTGTCGGGACGATGCAAACGCGCTCCTACGATGCGCAAGATGGCTCGAAGCGATACGTTACTGAAGTGCTGGTAGACGAAGTGGAGTTCGTTACCGCGCGGCAGGAAAGCGTTTCGCCTCATAGAGAAGCACCGGGTCAGACGAACAGACAGCCTCAAGAATCGCCGGATGAATTTACGGATGTTGATGACGAACTGCCGTTCTGACCGGGAGGCGATGCCACATGACGGAAGTGAAGTGGATAAAGATTGTTACGGATATTTTCGATGACGAAAAAATCCTGATAATTGAATCCATGCCCGAGGCTGATGCGATGATCGTGATATGGTTCAAGCTGTTGTGCCTTGCCGGGAAGCAGAACAATAGCGGCGTTTTCACCATCAATAATCGCATCGCCTACACCGATGAGATGTTCTCCGCAATCTTCCGAAGGCCGATCAATACCGTGCGAATGGCACTGAAAACCTTTGAGAATCTTGGCATGATAGAGATTGTCAATGGAACAGTGACAATCCCCAACTGGGGCAAGCACCAAAGCCTTGACCGAATAGCTGCCCGAAACGAGTACATGCGCAACTACATGCGCGAGTATCGCGAAAAGCAGAAGCAGTTAAGCGCCGGTGATGTTGACGAAGCTGCATGTAAATCTAACGGTGAAACTAACGTTAGCGGCCTAGAAGAAGATATAGAACAAGAACTAGATAAAGAGAAAGATACTATGAATAATACTATGGTATGCGCGGAGCCGCCCGATTACGGGCGCTCCACGCCAACCCCAGAGCCCCAACCGACTCCAAGCGAGTTCGAGATTCCGCTATCTGATGGAACGGCGTACAACGTGCCGCGGGAGGACATCGAGGTTTACAAACGGCTCTATCCCGGGGTTGACGTAGAGCAGGCGCTGCGCAACATGATTGGATGGTCTATGAATGCCGGAGCGCAGCGGAAAACCCGGCGAGGCGTCAAGCGGTTTATCACCAACTGGCTATCCAGAGATCAGGATAGAGGCAGAACGCGAAGACTCTCAAATCAGAAGCCGTACTCGAACGAAGAAGATTTTTACTGATGGAGGTGCGATATGCAATCGGTAGGCGAATTGGCCGCTGTCGCATTGGGGCGATTGGGTTCCGTTGACCATGTCCAAGCGGAACCGGGGGATTACATCGGCGATGACGGCTTGCTGCACTGTGGTGTCTGCAACCAAGCTAAAGAGCACAAGTTCGCATTCAATGGGCATTTCGTTCCGTGCATGTGCCAATGCGCAAAAGAGGCATTGGCGTGCGAAGAAGCGGAACGGCAACGGCGACGTGAATTGGATCGCGTGCAAGAGCTTGCCTCATATTCGCTGGTGGATGAGAAATTCCGAGAATCCACGTTCGAGCGGTTTATCACAAAGACGCCGACAGAACAGCGCGTGTTGCGTATCTGTCGCAACTATGTGGAGCATTTCCACGAAATGCTGGATAACAACGTTGGGCTGATTTTCTACGGTGGCCCCGGCACAGGCAAAACCTTCGCGGCAAGCTGTATCGCCAACGCCCTGATGGAGCGTCGGGTGCCGGTGCTGGTGACCAGCATCGTGCGGCTGACGGCCATCTCAATGTTCGGCGTCAG